ATCATAAACTCATTTTGATTTGTGCAATCAACAAGCCATGGAGATAGAGTATCTTGTTCACCAATAAGATACGGTTCTATCATTTTACAATTAGGATCTCCTATGTCAACAGGAGCAACTTCCTCAATCTGTGTTACTAGTTTTAGATTGTTCATCAGAATCAGTAGTTTGATCGGTTTCTTTTCCATCTTCTAATACTTGTTTTTGATACATTTCTTGAATTGATTCTACAGGTGTTACCATAGTAACAACCCAATCTGTGCTGAGAGGAATCATTTTCTCTCGTGCAAAGGGCATCCATGGATGCATTCTAACAGAAACATCTGAACTTGTCTCCTTTGCCTGTAGTTTTACAACACATGGTTTAGTAAGAAAGTAACCCATCACTTGATTTTCTGATGACATCATCTCTTGAACATCAGCGATTACATCTTCTCCTGATTTTAAAACCAAGACTTTGATTGTCATAATTTAATCATACCTCCTATTAGTATAGCAAAGAAAAAGCACCCTGTCAAAGGGTGCTGATCCATCTCGAACTAATTGTATTTATAGGTAGTCTTTACGAGCATGATGCTCTGGAACTACTTTTCCTAGATCCACAGTAAGAAGACCATCTTCAAATGTAACTTTTTTAATCTCTACATCTTCAGTGAGTTGCCATTCTCTATTGAATGATCTTTGAGCCATGCCACGATGAACATACTCAGTGTCTTTCTTCTCTTCTTTCTTACCGTCTACAACCAGTTTGCCGTGTTCGGTGTAAACTTTAACTTCTTTCTTTTTAAATCCTGCTAGTGCAATCTCCAAACTTGATTCGTGATTGTTATGTTGCACGATATTGTATGGTGGGTAAGTTTGTGCTGTTGTTCCCCAGAACTGATCAATATACTGATCTAGCCCTATGCTATTTTTTGTGATCTTGTCAAATAGTTCTGCAAGATCGTTTGCACGATATCTTTGAATAGTCATGTGTTTCTCCTTTAAAAGCGAGTGTTGATGTTGTGACCCTTTCGGCATCACACTACTAATTATACCATAAACTCAGAAAGTCGTGTTCGGGTATCCTCCCAGTTCTTTACATGATGCGGATAACCGCCCATGTCTTTTAGTGCTTTTGCTAAAGGATAATCATTTTGACCTTCTAACATCATGTCACCAAAGAAATGTATTTCATCTTCTGAATTAAAATCTGTGAGTATCTGACTCTTATCACTATCAGACATATCAAGGCCAGTTTGACCACCTATCTGAATATTTAGATTAGAAAACTCACTTTTAATTCTATCTGACATCAATATTCTTTCGGTGGTATTGATATCCCACTTCACATATTCTTTTCTATATTTCATACTATCTTTACCTCTTCCAAGAATACTAAAGTTTATCCCACCAGGCCTGTGTTCAATATGATTACCTGTTTTATGTGGAAATGTGCTGTAGTCTAATTCATCACTAAGAAAATTAATTAACTTACGATATGGTTGCCAATTAGATTTATAGACATTATTATTTTTATCATACACATCTGAACCAGAGCAATTGTATACTCTCTTTGCTCTGTAACATATATCAAGACCAAGTTGATCGATTGTCTTTTCTCTATCACTACCAGTAACAAGATAAACATCATTCTTGCAACAGAATTTAATCATGTCCACTTCAAATGACAAGTCAATTTGTTGACGACTATCTGTTAAAGTGCCATCAACATCAAAGATAAATTTTTTCAATTATTCAGTTACCTCTACCTTTTTCTTTTTACCACCAATATTATACTTTGTTTCTAGAATCCAGTCACCCTTATCTTTATAAGATAAAACTTTTATTTGATTCAGAGGTGCTACGTCTTGTATTGATTCTGCACTCACAATACCAACAAGTCCCCAGTCTACTAATAGTTGTGCAATACGATTTCTTCTTTGCACATCATTAGATGTAAGATTTGCATGCTTACCATCTAATGCAAATAATTCTTTGAAGTGTACTAGAAAGTATCTTCCCTGTTTATGTAGAATATGACAGGATTGATATATTTTCTTTTCTTTCCTTGATGCGACACCAATACGAGTCAATGTTTCTCTTACCTTGAGAAAATCATCTGGTTCATTTAGTGTGACCTCAACCATCTGGTTAGGATCCCAATTCACTTCAGGTTCACGAAGAACGCTCATTGTCTTCCTCCAATATCAAGTTTAGATTTAATAAAGTTCAGTTGTTCTTTTGTAAGAATCTTTAGAATCTGTTCCGCTTTTGCATTACTACATTCATAGTATGTTTTGACACTATCAAGTTCTTTGATTTTGTCTTTACGCAACCAAGGAGAAAACCTTTTTTTCTTCCTCACTATATGTATAAAAAAGTCATGTTGCATCTTCTTTGGAAGAAATGGATACTTATTCATTTCATTTGCAAACATCACTGTGTCAAGATGTCCTGATAAACACTTGTTAATTATGAATGGAGGATATTCTTTTTCGACTGACGGATCTTCGTCAATTAAATTTTTTTTATTCAGATTGATTGAGTTTAGCCAGTCCTTTAGTTCCATCAGTTACATCATCAAAATAATTTGCACAAGAACAAACAAGATTACGATCTCCATAAACATTATCAATTCTTGATACTGCAGGCCAAAACTTATTGGACTGATCTACAGGATATGCTGCTTGTTCTCTGGTATAATTATACACCCATTCTGTTGAACTTACAACCCTTGCAGTGTGAGGTGAATTTTTAACTATCTCAGGAACTGTAAATATTTCTCTTTTGATCATTTCCATCGCTTTTGCAAATCTTTTAAGTTCATCAAGAGATTCACTTTCAGTTGGTTCTACCATCATGGTTCTAATACTGGCCATGATAATGTAGGTGCATGGAAACCATAGTCCATTAATCTCTTTGCTATATCCTCTGCTGTTACAGGTAAAGATCTACAATCAAAGATACACTCATGTGCTATCCTACCATTTTCTCCTTTGTATAAAACTTTAAATGAGTCTTCTATCTTATGTGCTAACCAGTTTGCAGATAACAATGATATTTCACTTGCTTTTCTTAATCCTTCTCCACCCATCATTCTTATGTACATCCAACTGATAGGAAGAATACTTGCACTACCAAATTCAGATGCTGATACTCTTTGATCTATAAAAGGTGTAAGATGAGAAGCAACACCAATAGGACCAACACCAGGACCACCACCTCCATGTGGAATGCAGAATGTCTTGTGTAAATTAAGGTGACATACATCTGCACCATAGTCACATGGTTTTGCAAGACATACTTGTGCATTTAGATTTGCACCATCAAGATATACCTGACCTCCATTTTCATGTACGATTCTACAGATATCTTTAACAGTTGGTTCAAATACACCATGAGTAGATGGATATGTAATCATAATACATGAGAGTTCAAATGTATTCATGATTGCTTTCTTTTCCAAATCTTTTAAATCAATATTCCCACTCTCATCACACTTGACTGGAACAATCTTCATGCCCGCCATGACTGCACTTGCAGGATTAGTTCCATGTGCACTTTCAGGTATAAGACAAACATTCCTTGTTGTATCACCGTTACTCTTATGGTAATCTTGTATCGCTAAGAGTCCTGCATATTCACCCTGTGATCCCGCGTTTGGTTGAAGGGATATAGAATCAAATCCAGTTATCTCACACAACCATCCTTTTAATTCTTTAATAATAATATCGTAACCAAGTGCTTGAGATGCTGGAGCAAATGGATGTATATTTGCAAACTCCTGCCATGATACTGGCATAAGTTCTGATGCAGCATTTAACTTCATAGTGCAACTACCAAGTGGCATCATACCATTGACTAATGAGAAATCCTTTTGCACTAACTCATTAATGTATCTCATCATATTTGTTTCACTATGATACTTATTAAATACTTCTTGAGTCAACCAAGGTTTATTTCTTTCTGGAATACCAATCCAATGGTAATCTCCAATTGAGTCAATAACATGATCTATGGTATCAAATTTGTTTGTAATATCTAATTGAGAATCAACAAGTTGCTTTAATTCTTCAAGTGTAGTGCACTCATCTAAAGTGATTAATGTGTGTCCATCTTCATATCTAACATTAAATCCTTCTAAAGCAAGAAAACTTTTAAATCTTACTGTGTCAAATCCCTCAGACTGATCAACTTCTATTCCACACCATGCTAATGCTT